AGCCGCTGCTTCGCCTCGGCCGGCGCCGTGCTGCAGAGCATCACCAACGCCGCAGAGACTCGGCTGGCGAACTGGCGGCCGTAGGGCTCGACCTGTGACACCGGGGAGCCGGTGACCCCCCACATGTCGCCGACGTCGCCGATGAAGGCGAACTTGGATTCGAGCCACTCGAACGTCGGCTTGCCCTTGCCAAACGCGGCCCACTGCACAGGCAGCGAGTCGACGTCCACCACGGACGGGAGCCGGGCCGCATTGACGCGGCTGCCGAGGATCGGGAACGCCGATCGCAGGAAGTCGACGAGCGGGTTGCGGCGACCGAGGCACGGGCCGGCGAACTGGTCCGAGACCATCGGCCACTGGTTGCCGAGGACGTCGAAGTCCGGCACGACGTGAACCGCCGTCATCTCGTCGCACTGCGTACCGCCCTGCACCGTCGAGGCGGCCAGCAGCACGTCGCCGGGACGCATGACTTGGCCGATCGCGGTTTGCGTCTGGACGTCGCGCGCCCCCTTGCCGGGCGAGTTGATGACACTGCCCGAGCTGCCGTCGGTCGTGGTGACGTTCAGCACCTGGACGCCGGTCGGGGCGGCCTTGACCAGCCAGCGGCCGTCTTGCAGCTGCACGAACTCGGTCACGCCGTCGAGCGTGATGGAAAGCGAGCGGGTGGTGAGGACGCGGATCACTTCTTGTTCTCCACCGTGATCGCCCACGCAGCTGCCAGCCCGAGCACGCGGTTGAGCAGCTCGGCCGCGCTCACTGGCGTCGTCTCCGATGCAGCGACCGCCGCCCGCAGGTCCGCCACCTGTCCAAGCGCGAGCGCGTAGTGGTCCGCCGGGATCTTCCCTGTGCCGTGTGCGACACCAAGGCCCGTCTCGATGGTCGAGAGCAGCGCCATGAGGTCGGCGCGCTCTTGGGCAGTGGTAGTGCGAGGAGCGCCGGCACAAGCGGCAAGAGCCAGAACGGCAAGTAGAGGTGCATGCTTCATCGGGGATTCACCAGAGGGCAAAAAGCTTGGCTGCGGTGGTGCCAGCGGCAGTGTTACCGACGGCGGTAACGCGAATCGGAAGGACGCCTTCGACTACCGTGAGGGTGACGGACGCGGAGTCTCCTGCCATCGTCACGTTCAGCAAGCCACCGGATCCAACCTGGATTGCCGAAGTCGGGATCGTGAACGAGGCGCCAGCGCCGTCGGTGACGGCAGCGGCGAAGGAATACCCGTGCTGGATGACCCTCGTGATGGAGGAGGGGGCGTTCAGGATTGCTGATGCGTTCGTTGGCTGGGCCATTACTCACACCCCTTCATCTGGGAGCCTGTTGGTTGTGGTGGATGCTTTGCTCGCGCTTCAAGTCCTCAAGCGCGTCGTCGATGCTGTCCAGACGCTTCTCGTGGCCTTGCAGCACCTCCTTGATTCCGTCGAGCTTCGACAGCACGCCGGACGAGAAGCCCTTGGCGAGTTCCATGAACTGCCGCCAGCCGACCCACAGGAACACGAGGAAGGCGCCCCAGCCGCCGAGCCTTTCGATAATGGACATGAGGTCGACGGGTGTTTCGGTCATGGCTGCGGCGTGAGGATGTAGGTCGCTTCCAACCACTGCTTGAGGGTGTCGACGGCGAGCGGCTTCACGACGCCTTCGGAGGTGACAAGGGCAATGAAGTCCCCCGGCTCAAGCGCGGATTTCTCGGCGGCAGCGTTGACCGAGTTGGCGGCATTGGCCAGCGCCGCAATCGGCTCCGGCTGCGTAGCGATGCGGCGATCTCGGTACGCGGCGTCCCTGCGGATGCCGGCATTCCCGTCAAGTTGCGGCGTGCGGGTCACTGCACCCCCATCATTCGGGATAGCACCGAGTTCTCCTCAGGCGCCGCCGCAAGATCCTTCGTGGCCGTGGCCATCTGCTGCGCCGCCTGCATCTGCTGCGCTGCGGCCTCCATCTGCGCGCGACGCTGGCGAAGCTCGACGACCTCGCGCCGGTCCACCATGACGCGGGCCGGGGCGCCGTAGGTCTCGCGCAGCTCCTCGGCCACGTCGTCGACCGAAACGCGGTCCTTTGCCTCTGGGTAGGCCGCAGCGAGCGCGGACATGCTGTCGACCCAGCGGACTGTGCCGATACTCGCGCTGGCCTGTTGCGCCATCGCCAGCTCGTTGACGAACTTGAACTTGATCGGCTCGCCGGCCAGCTCGGGCGGCGTCGGCGGGATCATGCCGCGCTCCAACAGGAACGCGTAGGTGATCGCAACCAGCGGCTCCAGCAGCTCGCGCACCAGGCGCATGTAGACCGGCCCCAGCTGCTGCAGCTTCTCTTGCATGCGGGCGCGGATCTCGGCCGCAGTGATGCCGCTGCGCGTGTCGCCCGTGAACATGGCGAAGGCGTCCGCGCTGAACGCCCGCATGATGCGCGGGTGGTCGCCCTCGATGATCGTCCGGTAGAGGTCGGCGATGCTGGTCCGCGTCTGCACGACTTCGGTGACAGCACCGGCGCCGCTGGTCCTGATGTGCGTTCCCGGCAGCGTGTCGACGTCCTCGGCCTCGACTGGACCCTGCGTAGCCGGGTTGGTCTGGCGGTCGATGACCTCGCCAAGCCGGACTTGCTTGTGCTGCAAGCCACGGATGTCGCCCAGTGCCACCATGGCCGGCGACAGGCCGTAGACGTCATCGCCCTCGACCTCCCAGCGCGGAGCCAGGACCGGGAAGAAGTCGTAGCCGCTGTCGCGCAAGGGCGGCACGTCGTCGCCCGCACCCATGTCGTAGTAGACCGACCGGAAGGGCATGTTCCGGTTATCGCGCTTCGTCGGGTCGCGCTGCTTGCGCTCGTCGATGACGTGCAGCAGCCGCACCTCGTCGTCGTAGCGTTCGGAGTCCCACAGCGTTTTGACCTGTGGGCTCTGCGCGTCGTAGCCGAACTCCTTCACCGCAGCCTCGACCGTGGTGACGATCTCGCGGAACACGCCGTTGACGTTGCCCTTGAGGTCGCGCTTGAGGCAGTATTGGCCCGCCGTCAGCGTGTAGAGGTGCAGCACGTTCTCGTCGTCTCGCTCGACGATCGCGCAGGCCGTGCCGAACGCAGCCAGCTCGCTGTAGATGCTGCGCAGCGCCGTGTACGTGTTCGAGTTGTCGAACGTCTGCAGGATGACCGCCGACACGTCGTCTGCCCAGTCAGCCGCAACCGTGCTGTCGGCGAAGTCCGGGTTCGCCATGCGGCCAGCGACCCAAGGGCGCGTCGGGTCGGTCACACCCGTCATCAGGCCCGAAACGAGCGTGCGGTGAGCCCAAGTCGCCGTGTTGTCGAGGATGCTGGCGAAGCTCGCGGCTTGGTTCGGCCGGGTCGTCCAGTAGCGCCCGCTGTAGGGCAGCAGGTATTCAGTGATCTTCTGCCAGACGGGAAGCAGGTTGCTCCGCTCGGTCTTGGCGTGCTCGTACGCCTGCAGGTCGCGTGTGCGCTGGCTCGACTTGACCTTCGGCACGATGGCTGGCACGGGTCAGGCTCCCAGTGCGCCCTTGCTGCCCAGCGCCCCGGTCGTGCCATTCGCGGCCCCGGTCAGAGTCGGCGCAGCACCGGCAGCACCACGGCGAAGCTCGCGGTCGAAGATCGACATGAGGTCGGGAGCCGCTTGCGCCTTCCGCTGCTCCTCCATGGCCGCGCGCTCCTGACGAGCCGCAGCAGCCTCGGCCGAGTTCTGTGCGGCGGCCTGCGCGCGTGACGCCTGCTTCTGCCGATCGGACGCCCGCTCACCCGAGTAGACGCCGTAGCTGGTGCCGGCAGCGGCAAAGGCCAACGATGCAATCGGCACCCATTCAGCCCCGTACGCCATTGCTTACCCCCTTCACGTAGACGGTCTCGCGCTCGTCGAAGCCCAGCAGCTCGTAGAGCCGGCACGCTGGCGACCCTCGGCGACCGTGCGCAGAAATCTCGGTGCATCCGAGTTCTGCAGCCGTGAGCAGCGCCCACGTCACGAGGTCCAGGCCGATGCGTCCCTTGCGATGCGCGGGCGCGACGTAGAGCGCGTCGATCTTGGCCGGCCTCGCCTCGCGGTCGTGCAGATGCAGGCCCAGCGTCAACGAGCAGTAGCCGACCAGCGTGTCGCCGATGTAGGCGCCTTGGCCGAGCACCAAGCCAAGGTCCTCCAGCTCCCTGTAGCGGTCCCAGTTGACCGACAGCGAGCCCTTGCCCTCGACTTCATCCCAGTGCGCCGCAAGCAACGGAGACGCCTGCGCCTCCATCTCGGCGACGGTGATCGGTCGTAGCTCGTGCACGGCGGGACGATCCGGCCGGGGGGCTCAACCTTGGCAACGCGGATCAGAAGTCGCGCAGCGGGTCGTAATCGCCGATCGCCACCTTGCGTTGCCGGCGAAGGTGCGAGTCCTGAGCGGTGCGCTTGCTGACCGGAGCGGCGAACGTCAGGGCCAAGGCGTCGGCGATGTCTGGCGATGCGCCACCCTTGAGCCGTTCCTTGATGTCGTCCTTCGACTCCAGCACCTTACGCCCCTGCGAGTCAAACCAGTAGGTCGGCGTCGCCATCTCGGCCTTGAGGTGCGAATCGTTCGGGATGCTGCCGCCGCTGCGCACCCAGTCGGCCATGGCGCACCACATCTCGGCGCGGCGGTTCAGGAACTGCGGCTGCAGCGCCTTGCCACCGAACGGCACCTCGAAAACGTAGCGGTGCCCTAGCTGCCGCAGCCGGTCGATGACGCCAGCGCCTTGCCCAGAGTCGACGAACACGGCATCGGGCTCCTGTGCCACGATCTGCGAGGCGACCACGTTGGCCAGCGTCATGTTGTCGACTCCGCGCAGGACCGTCGGCGAGAAGGCCACGAGGCCCTGCCGCACGATCAGCACCGAGCGATCATCACCGAAGCGGGCCGGATCGACGCCGAACACCTTCGGCGCGTGCGCGATGTCGGTTGCCTTGTAGTTGCGCCGGCTGGCGTCCTCGACCTCCTGCAGCGAGATGAGCTGGTCAGCGCCGCCGGCCGAGAAGTCGCAGAGGTATTCGCGCGCGAAGCTGCTTTCGGGCATCTCGGCCCGTAGGCGCTCGATCTCCTCCGGCTGGATCGCGTGCGTGTCGTCGACCGTGAACCGCGCTGCATACCAGTCCGGTTTGCCACTGGCCTCGAAGAACAGCTGCGAGAACAGGTTGATGCCGTGCGGCGTGCCGATGAACATGGCCCAGCCGAGCCGGTCGGACAGCGCCGGCTGCAGGATGTCCACCCACACCTCGGGCTTGATCTGTGCCACCTCGTCGATGACACAGCCGTCCAGGCGCACACCACGCAAGGCGTCTGGGTTGTCGGCGCCGTAGAGCTTGACGACGGCCCCGTTGTGCAGGAACACCACGGACAGGTCAGCCTCCCGCACCTCGACCGCTCCACGCAGCCGCAGAGGTTCCACCTTGCGCTTGAGGCGAGCCCAGGCGATGCCGCGCGCCTGGCTCAGGAACGGCGCGACGTAGGCGAACAGGGGCAGCTCGTGGCGACAGCGCATCGCCTTGTCCAACAGCTCCATAATCGCCATCTCGGTTTTCCCGGCGCGGCGATGGATCGCGTAGACCGAGAAGCGCCGCCGGTTGACGTGGCAATGCTCCTGCCACGGGCGCGGCGTGTAGTCGATGCGGATGCTGGTCACGGCTTGGCGTCAGGCACGCCCGTGGTGACGTTCAGGCTGACGCCGCCAGCATGCTCGACGTGCTGCTTGTCGCCGTAGCGGCCGGAGTTCCACTTCGCCAGCAGCTTCAGCCGCGTTTCGACCTGCAGCCGCCGGTGGCCAAGCATGTCCTCGGTCACCCGCTTCTCGCCGTCCTTGTCGACCGTGACGGTCACGCCAGCGACAGGCGTGTCAGCGATCGCAAGCGCCTCCTCAGCGATCCGGTCGGCCCCCTGCGCGCGCGCGTGCGCGATGCGCGAACCCCATTCCTCGTTGGCCGCAACCCTTTGATACAAGGCCACGTCACTCGGCTTGCCGTCCTGCCGGCAGTAGTCCCGAAGGGTCTGCCCAGCCGCCAGCCAGTCGCACACCTCGTCGATGATGGTGGGCCAGTCGTAGACGTCAGCCACGTTCCACCCCCAACAGCGCATCCGCCGAGCAGCACAGCGCCGTGGCAATCCTGCCCAGCATCGTCGCGGACGGCTCGCGGTCGCCGGTCTCGTAGTTGATCCAGGTTCGCCGGTCCACGCCGGTCTCGTCTGCTGCAGCTTGTTGCGTGAGCATTCGTGCAATCCTCCGTGTTCGAATGGCCGTCGCAAGTCGGCGCTGCCAAGGAGCTTTGCGCGGTCGCGTGGTCAATCGTCCACCTCTCGGTATTCGGCTGGCGTTGCCACTCGGCGTTGGTAGCGCACGATGCGGCTGACGGTGGACGGCTCGACGCCGACGCTACGGGCGATGGCGCGGATGCCTTCCTTGCGGTTCTCGTAGCGGTCGCGGATTTCCCACACGACGGCATCGGCGAGCTTGGCGCGCGGGTGCGTCTCCCCGCACGGGTAGCCTTCGGCGCTGTAGCCGAGGACTATTCCCACGCGTACACCTCGCCCCATTGGAGGGCCGCAGCGATGCCGGCAGCGCGGTCCACGTCGTCCCGGCGCATCGGGTGGGGCCATGCCGAGATCGCGTCTCCTGCAGGCTTCCAGCGCGCAGCATTGGCCAGGATGCCGCCCACGTAGTCGAGCGGAGCCCTGCGCACCTTGAGGTCGGGCAGCTCGGTCACGATGTCCATGGCGCTGCACTATACTGCATGCCACGCCAGAACGGAAGCCCCACCAGGCTAACGGGGGGTCTTGACGGTTCGTCGTCCGTGAGGTAGCGTCGACCCCAGACCGGCGAGGGTGCTGTACTCAGAATACGGCCGCAGCGCAGCGCGCGCCCTCACCAGCACGGGGCCAGCCCCTTTCCCCCGATAGTCACAAGTCGATTCTTGAGGGACCGTTGCGCCGTACTCGGTACAGCGCCCTCCCCTTCTGGCTTGTGGTGAATGAATGAATGAATCAGTCACTCATTCACTACCCGGAGCGGCGGCAGCAGCGACCGCACCGAGCACCCCAGCGCCTCGGCGATGCGGCACAGGTCGTAGGCGTCCGGCAGCTGCTCGCCGTGCTCCCAGCGCCACACGGTCTGGCGGTGCGATCCGAGCATGCTGCCGAGGCCGTCCAGAGTCAGGCCGCGAGCGGTGCGGCGGGCGGCGACCAGTTGGCCGAAGGCGGCGGCCCAGGTGGGGCGGCTCACGGCTCTCCGCTAAGTAAGCGGATAGCTGCGTTTCGCGCGTCGCATAGCCGGTGGAAGTGGTCAAAGTTAACCTCGATCACGTCATGGCCGCTTGTGTAGCGGGTGTCGCAATGGACCGCGCCAAGAAGAATCTTCCTCGCCTGTTGAGCCGCGTCCGCATCGCCCACCCCGCCGCTTTGCGTTGCGTGGCGAAGTGCTAGGCTTTGCAGCTCGTCGTACTTTTCGCGCCACTCCTTCGAGTCAGCCGCCCCAAGAAGAGCAAGCCGCAGCAGCTCTGACGACTTCGCCAGGCGCTCAGACAACTGCGCCTTGGTAGCCATCAGATTGCCACCTGCAAGGCGCGGATCTCCGGCTCGGATGATGGCGACATGCCGACGATGTCCAGCACGTTGAGGCAACGGTCGGGATTCGACACAACCATCTTGGTCGCGAAATCGGCAGGGGACAGACCGCTGCGGCGAAATGCCTTGCAGTAGTTGGCCACCGTGAAATCCTCAGGGCGCGAACCGCGCGATGCAGAGCAGCGCGGCGTGGACGCGGTGCAGCCATCGTGATCGCCGAAGCAGTAAAGGCACTTGTTGGAGTTGCTCATGCCCCCACTATCGACCATCGAGCGTCTTTTGTCAACCGTTGCGCCTACAAATCCGCATCGGTAATCGCCAACGACCGTAGGCGCATCGGGTTACGTCGGCAAGTTTTTTCCGATGCCCGCGCGCTCGGCCGCCTCGATGGCGTCGTCCATGGTGCACATCGCGTCAACGTCCTGCGGCGCGTAGCACAGCCCGACGCATCGCTTCCTGGTCAGCGACGATCATGACCACCTTCCGGGTGTCGGGGTCGACGGCGCGAACGGCGTTCGGGCGGTCACCTGCGCGCCGAATGGGGAGATCGCACATCAGCGCACCCCCGCCGGCACGACGCCCGCTTCGTCAGACGTGGACCAATCGAACGGACCCTCGATCTCCTCAACACGCCACGTTGGCTCACGGAGCGAGTGTCTCTCCACCCACGCCTTCACCAGTTGGTGCAGCTCCTCGCGGGCTTCGTCAGTCGGCTTGCGAACGATGCTGTCGTCGCACCAGCTCCACTCGTCCTGCTCGGTCAGGTGGAAATCGGCGTCGTCCCAGTCGCGAACGAACGCCTCAGCCACGTCGTCGTCGGACAGGTTGAACACGCGACCGATGTAGGTGTGACCCTCACTGACCGCGTAGCGGATGGCCTCGGCGCGCGATTCGAAGAACGCTTCGCCCGACCAGTGCTCGTCGTTGCTGCTGGTGAGCCACATCCCGTCTTTCGGGTTGGTGGAGAACGTCACGACGCACCGCCTTGCGCCTGCGCGCCAAAAGGCACCATGCCTTGCGACTTCGGCACGTAGAGCGGATGCCTGGGGTGGCCCTGATGCGTTCGGCCAAGGCACCGCTCGGACAGCAGGCTGAAGTTGGCGTGCTCGTTGTCCGCGCGCTGCTTCT